AATAACTTTGTAATCTTTGAGCACCAGCATCAGATGAACCGTCACCTATGTGACCCACGACATCTGCTGGTATAACGAATGCATTCTCTTGTAATGTTTTATCAGATTTAACCTCTCCACCCTCGGCCATCATTTTGTCAGTATCATATTCGTCTGGATTTCTATATATACCTATGCTAGCGAATTCTTCTTCTGGTAAATCTGTTGATGATGGTATTGAACCACCACCAGCTAATCCTAAAAGATTACGAACTTGATCAATATTAACATTGATATCTTTTTGTGGAAGTTTTTCAAGATTTTGTACTTCTTTTTGCAGAGCAACTGGAACTGCTTGAGAGGCGGCTTGAGCTAATTGTGGTAATTGTTTAGCAATTTCTTTACCTTGAGATACAAGTTTACTTGCATCTTGTGTAGATTGTGGAGCAGCAATACCACTCATAGGCATTGGCGCTAGTGCAGCTGAAGGTATGTTTTGTCTTGGTAATGCAGCAGCACTTGTTGGAACTGTAGGAGCTACTGGTGCACCTAAACCTCTGGTTAATTGTGGCTTCATTGTCATACCCGGTTGGGTTTTAGCAAAAGAAGATATGCCTGGAGGTATGACACCAATATTTCCTGTTGGTCTAAATGTTGCTTTTCTTTTTTCAATCTCTGGATTGTACGGACCAGACTGCATCATAACTCCACCACCTTGAGCTTTAATAACACCACCTTGTTTAGCGCCGAGATAACCATATGAACCCGGTGTAACTCTACCATAAGCAATATCTTCTGGATCTGCATATGTATATGGACCACGATCAAGCGGACCTTTATATGAATAATCACCACCTGGATCCTCATCGACAAAGCGAGGTATTGGAGCTGGTTGTGGGGTTTCCATAGGTGTGCCTAAAACTTTTGCACCTAAACCAACTGCACCAATGGTCATTGGATCTTGGCTAGTAATAAATTCTGGAAGTGCTCTGGTTATACTACCTGAAATTCCAGTGGTATATAGTTCACCTATTGGTGTTTGTAGATTTTGACTTATTGTATCTACGATACCTGTTTTAGCTGTTTCTGTTAGACCAGAAGCAATCGGACTTGTAGCAGCTTCTACTAGACCTCTATCGACTAATACAGATTGCGCAGCATCTTGAAAAGCAGATTGAAATCCAGTTGTAGGTAATTCACTAAGGCTACCAATGCCTCCCTCTAACCCTTTTCGTGATAGATCTTGAAAAACAGTTGACGTACCAGATTCAATGGGACTCAATATTTTTCCTGTAATTCCTTTTAAGGCAGCAGCAGTTGCAAAACTTAAACCAGCTGATCCTAAACCAGCTAATGGACTACCAGTTTGAATACCAGTTTTAATACCAGAGTAAGCTGCCCCAAGAAAAGGATTAATAAAACCTAATGCTACTGGAGCTACAAAATCTGATAAAAAACCACCTACACTTTTAAAAAATCCCATTAGTGAAAATCTCTCCAACCTGTACCGTCATAGCCTTGAAACTTATTAGTGTCTGCATTGTATCTTATCTGTCCCTCTAAAAAAGTTTCAGTCGTATCAGGATTTGTTAAATTAGAATTTAATTGTACACGACCTTGTAAAGATAAAGAATCTGAACCGTTTTTTATAGCAGCTCGTCTTAGTCTAACATTGTCGGAAGCTAGTGTATCAACAAGTCTATTAGCCCACGTTTCTACTTTTGTTAACGCACCCTCTAAACTTATACCAAATGGTAGTTTTGGCCATCTAGGAAAATCTGCCATCTAAACCACCCTTCTTTTCTTTTGTTTTGTTTTTTGTTTTTGTTGGTTTATAAATGTTCTATATATTTTAGCCGGTCCTGTTTTACCCGCAACTCTAGCTCGTTGTTCCATAGCTATGGCAGCTTGTGTCTTATGAGCATGAGTTCTATTCGATCTTTTAATCTTATTAACTGAAGCCCTTGCATCCGCAACTGTTGTAAATTTTAAACCACGTATAGTTCCTTTTGGATTTTCATCGGTATATAAGTCAGAGTGTTTTTTACTACCGACTGGTTGTCCTTTTTTTCTTGGTATTCTTCTGTTATCTTTTGCCATCTTGTGCTACATCCATTCGTATTGATCCTAATCTCCAACTTGTTCCACCTGTTGATGTTGATATACGAATAATAGCTTGTCGACTACGTGCTCGTGTTCGTATAAACTGTGTCGTCGGTGTAACCGTAAAAGGACCTTTTTCAGTTATCGTACCATTTGGAAACCTTTTAAGTTTCATTTTCATAGTAACTATGCCGCCATCATTTATTGTAAAGTCTGGAACGATTCTATCCAAGTATATAATATTATCTCCTGGACCATAAGCTGGGGGAGTTGTGTCAAATTCAGATGATTCTAAAAATGCTTCTTGTCTTTGCCCATCAGCGGTAAATACACCTTCTGGTTCATTTGTGTATAAATAATTATCGCCGTCGTCTTCTTTACCAGTTGTTAACATATTATTAAACACGGATCTATCTTCCCATGTTGTAAATATAGTTGTACCAAATGTCCAATAATTTTCAACTGGATTATAACTTACGTAACGATCTATATCAGATGAATTAGCACTCGGATATAACCATGTAATTTCTCTAAACTCTTGGTTAGTTCCTGCGTAAACTTTATCTTTTTGGTCATAGTTAAAATCATCAAACACAAAACGACGAACTGTGCATGGTAAAGCATTTACACCTCCATCATACATAAAGAAATCTTTTAGTCCCATCCAAAAAACACGACCGTCTATTTCGGCGGCGGCGTGCTGTCCAGCAATACCACAGTTAGAACCAAGTTGTCGAAAGTTAAATATAAAAGGCGGACCAACAAACTCCATAGCATGTAAAGCATTATCCGTCCATATTAAAGATTGGTTACGAGTATTCATACCGGTAACAATTTTACTACCATCACCAAGTTGATTCTGTCCGGATGTGCTACTAACATTAACACTCCAATTTGAATAATCATTTTGATCTGACCATCTAACAAGCATTGGATCAAATACCCCATCAATACCGTTAGTCCCTAAACAAATGACATGCCTATCTTGTTGTGATACAAACATAAAATTAGAAGAGCTTGGTGAAGCCGTTACAAGTACAGCTTTACTACTCGTGCCGCCAGATTCTTCCCATACAAATAATCGGCCTTGTTTTGGTAAAGCCAATAAATCTTCACCAAAATTATCTAAACCCCATTGACGTAGTGGTAGTGTTAGTGAATCAGCATTAGCGGCAGCTGGTTGGTTCCAAGCACGTGCGCCTGTTATTGATACACCTGCATTGTAAACACCAATACCCCAACCTAATGCAGCTACATTTAATGTACCACCAGAAGCAATGTTGAATTGAATATTAGCTCGACTTACATTATTTGTTGTTGCCGATGCAGCTACTGTAGTCGTGAATGTAAAATTATTATCTGTTGCAGACAGAACTTCATAATGAGCATTATTAAATACTAAATTACCACCAACAGTTGTTGATGATACAAGAGTAAAGTAATCTCCTTTACTAGCACCATGATTAGTAACAGATACTGATATACGAGTAGAAGAGGCAGCAGTGCTAAATGTTCCGGATGTTGTGATGGATGATCGTATGGGTGTTATGTCAAAATTATTACCACCAACGTAAATGTATAAATGACTTTCAGTTCCAAAACTTAAATGTTGTATACCACTGTTATTCGCAAAAGCATGAGATGTTCTTCCCGTTCCTATAAAAGAATTTGGACTTCTTTTTTCGTACCCTCTAATATTTTCTGGTTTACCTGCACGAAATCGTACCTTGTCACCGTTATACCACCCACCTTTGGAAGCATACTCTGTAGATTCTCTATCTATCCCCGGTCTAAAATTTAAATCAAATAGAATTGTATCGGTGGACATTTATTCTTCCCACCTTTCTCTAATCCTCATCTGGGTTTTTTGGCCAATGCCACAGATGACCACTAGATACTGATGTCATTGTTCCATCACTAGCTGTTGCATAGGTTACATATAATCCTGGAATGTCAGTGATTGTTGTTACAGCATTAATAGCTGTCTTCATAGCTTTAGCTTGAGTTCGTACACTAGCTCTCCATGTTTTCCAATTATCAGCCATAGCTACACCAGTTTCACTTTGACGTATAGTCATCCAATCTGACGGTGCTAATATTTTATGTGCATGGTCATCTACTTCTGCAATTAATTTTGATTTTAAACCTGCTGTTACACTTTTATCTTCATTGGTAACATCTTCTAAAACATGTGCTTTTTTATTATAATGTATAGCTACGTGGTCAGTATTAATGGTATACGTTACACCACCAGTTGTTTTATGAGTTCTACTATCTACTACGCTAGTAATACGTGTTCGATAAATACCTAATTTTTTTAATTGTTCTGTTGACCATACGTCAAAAATACTCTTTGGATATTGTGTGCCTTTTATAGTTAAAGGTTTGGGTCCATTGAATATTTCAATAACTTGATTGTTTTTTACCATTGCCCAAGACATAATACTCCTATTTCGTTATGTTTCTATTATTAAATATTTGTTCCATATATACAAGTCTATCTCGCAGTAACTGGACTAAATCCTTTAAGTGTTTGACTTCCAATGAAGGGATGTTCAGCAAATGCAAAATACACATAGCTTGCACTTGCATTTGTAGCCGGATTATTACCACGAAATTTAAATCCATTTGACAAAAAATCGGTCTGTCTTGCCGCTGTTGTAACTTCACTTTTTCCATCAGCATTAAAAAAAGTTGCAACTGGATTTATTGGTGAACGAGTTGAGTCCATTATTACCCAGTTCCCAGTGGTGCCACTTGTTCTTTTTACCATCAACCAAGCGGGTTTAAAGCCAGTATACACAAATGTGCCATCTCCAGTAGAAGTAGCATTTCCTGTATATGAACCAAACTTACTAAAACCTTCAATCGGTGACCAACAATACGCTATATACTTAACACCAGTACTATTAGTTCCAGTTGCTGAGCCAACACTAAAAACTGTAGGTGTGGGAACTGCATCCCAAACAACAGTATTTGTATTTGGTAAAGCATTTGTCTCAAGGTCAAGAAAATCTGTACCTAAACTATTATGTAATACAGAAAAACCATCTGATGAATTATCTCTTGGTTTTGACATAACCCAATGAGGTTTGCTGCCTAATCCATGAGCAATTGTACCGGCACTTCCAGTTCCAGTGTATGTTACAATAGAAAAACCACCTGTCGTATTTGCTTGATATACACTATCTATATCGCCAACACCAGTAGCACTGGCGTCATTTGTAACAGATGTCCCTCCATTTCCTGTCCAGTTCCAAGTTATAAAAGTTTCACCACTAGTGTTTATTGCATCATCAGAACCAATTGATTGACCCCCTGCTAAAAATTTTTGTACCCCTCCTACAACAGTAGCTTCAACAGCAGTTGAGTCTGTTGTTACTCTTAAATGTTTGCCTCGTAAACTGTCATACAATTGATGGTCATCACTTGCATCTCTGTTCTTTGTCCATACCAACCCACTTAAACCTTCTGAAGCTTCTGGCAAATTGTCTTGTTGTAAAGTTACATATCCTGTTGGAGGTGAATATGACAAAGTTTTTTGTCCAAAATTAAAATCATACACCTTTGTTCCTCCAGCATTTCCTGAACCAACTGATGGATATAATATTTTATCTTGTAAAGAAGTGCCACCATAAGGAACACCACCAGTCCCTGTTGCACCACTTGTTGGGTCTCCAGAGTTTCTCCAAACATTATTTTCTCCTATGTATAGAAATTTGTTATCTGCATCTAAAGCAAAGTTCATAATATTACCTTGAGTAAATGCTCCGTCCCAACCACTACCTATATCTGTTCCTAACACTTTCATACCTCCAGCAGTTTCTGGTCTATCATAGGCAATACCATCAGTTGTGGGTGAAAAACCAAGGTTAGCATCTGCTGGTGCTACACCGATTCTTCCATATGTAGAAAGAGTTGTTAATGTTACTTCCCAATAATATTTACCAGATGTTGGTATTCCCATTCCAGTTAAACATTTTGTATCGGCGGGACCTACTGATACCTTTAAGTTTCCTTGTGATAATGTAATACTACTTCCAGTTCTACCCCCAAAAGTCATATGGTTTTGGGTTGGACTATCTGTAGTTTGATTTGCTGCATCAATGTTAGTTAAAGCAAAATCATTAGAGTTAGCTGTGTCGTCTCCCATAGCTGAACCCGTGCCAAATGCTAATCTAAATCCATTTGTGCCATAAGTAATACCACTTAATAGTTTTGGCACCCAACGCCCTGTGCTTGTGTCGGTAACGCCAAAAGTATCAGGTGTTAGTGCTGAACCATCTACAAAATTTGCTTCTGCTATATACCCATCCCAATGAAAATTATTTGTTGGTCTTGCACCAATTGCGTGAGCCACATTATTGTTAACAGCCATATCAGTATCTTCGCCAGGATCGGAATAAGTGACAGTTGCTCTATCACCATCAATATATAATTTAATTCTATCATTTGGTTCATTATCAGTGGTATCGACCGCAACCATAACATGATACCATTTAGTAGAATCCTTTAATGTTCTTGTGGTATAAGCATATCCTGCATATCCACTTGCTGTTCTATTTACAAATTCTAACTGATTTGCACCAGATTGGTCACCATTAATTGATAAGATAGAATAATTATTAGAACTTCCATCTCTTGCACTAAATATTGCTTTTTCTGCACCAGAGTTTATTGTTCCAGCTCCTAATTTTATCCAACAGCTGAAAGTAAAAGTTCTTCTATTTGAAGCACTTCCTGGCGTTCTACTTAAATATTCATAGGGAGAACCATCGTCAAATACACAACTATTAGCAATTGTGCCGTCATCAGTAAAAGGCACAAACTGACCAACACGTTGTCCGGTGCCGTTACCCTCGTAAAGTATTGGAAAGAATTGTGTTCTACCGTTTTGTATTGTTGGTACTGGCATATTATTCGCTCCCTAAATTTTTAGTGCACAAAGCCTTGAATCCGCTTGGTACATTATGAAAAAAATTACCTACTCCATTTGCATCTGAATTTCCACCAGCAGTTTTATTTCCACCAAAAGTACCCTCTTGACCAAAATTAACAAAAATATTACTTGCCGCAGAATCACGATTCCAAAAACCAATTGACCATTCTTCACCACCAGTTATTGTTGCTGTTGGGTTTGCACCGGTTGATGGGTTTCCATCAGAGCCACCACTACTATTGTAGTATGTATTATTAATACCTGCAAACAATTTAATACTACTAGGGTCTGATGCATCAATAGCCATTTGCAATACATCTAATGAAGCTGAAGCTGAATTACTACCAGTATTCCAAGGATTAGAACCACTTGCAACCCAATTTTGTGTTGGATTAATATACCAGCCATAAAAATCAGCTAAGTCTAATCCTGCATCTGCTGACAAACTTCTGTCTGCATTTGAAATACCAAATGTAAAACCACTCCCATATGTTCCAACAATCGCCTCAATATAATATTTATCTGCATTAAAAAATACTGTGCTTCGCACTCCTCCATCACCACTTGATGTGAATTCTAAATTTCCATCAGCAGGTGTTGTGTTACTACCTTTATCTAGTGGATTCAATACTGCAAAATTATTCGTAGGTGTGTCAGTCACTTGGTCGTGTGCGTCAAGTCCGTGTGGCGTGAAATCATTTGTTGTCCCAGATCTATCACTTGTTTGATAATCATAGCCTAGATAACTTGCATTTTGTCCAGTTAATCTAAATCCATTAATCCCGTATGTTAAACCACTTATTTTTTTAGGGATCCAGATACCGGAACTATTTGTTTCACCGAAGCTTTCTGGATTAAGAGATGTTCCATCAATATTTATTAGTTCTGCAACATAAGCGTCAAGATAATAAACGCCTGTACCAGAAAGAGTTTCTGCTCTTCCAATAGAAGTTTCAGCCGCTGTATTCCAGCCAACAGCAGAAGGTAAAGTGCCGCTACCAGATGCTACACTTGTTTCAAAGTCTGTAATTCTTTGACCATTTATGTATAATCTTTGTCTTTCATTTGCCACACTGTTAGAGTAATCCCATGAATATACCAAATGATACCAGGCCGCTGGGTCTCTGAATATTTGTTTTGTAACCATTAAATTTGTAGTATGAGCTGTAATTAAAATTTGCATATCAGACCCAACCCCGCTTACGCTAGAATCATTTAATGAAATCCTAAATCTTTGTGCTGAACTGCTTCCAGCATCAACTGACACAAAACTATTTATCGTGGTTGGAACCACATCTGTTACTTTAAACCAAAAACTTATTGTAAATGCTGTTGAACTACCAGCACTACTTGGAGTTCTTTGCATATAAGCAGTATCATTAACGTGAAATCTTATTGATTGATTTAGTAAATGTTGATCTGGTAGACCATCAGATACATTTGAAGCACCCGCCAGAACATTGTTTTGAAATACCATTTATACCTCTATGTTGGTGTCTTAATGTCTAAACTAGCCTGCATATGAATACTTGAACTTGATTGAACTATGTAATCAATACGATCCGTAGCACAAGCTGTTGTTGTTAAAGTTGGAGCCGTGCCACCTACAAATTTATAATTTGATTTAAAACTTAGTGTATTAGATCCAGCTGCGTTTTGTATAATAAAGAAAGAACCAGTTTGACCAGCAATACAAGTACTTGATACTGGATTAGCTAATGTTGAATTAGCCTTTAATACATGTACAAAATTTTGAGCTGTTCCAAAATCTGGTTTCATATCATGCGCTGATGTTCCTGATGTTGCTACAGAAACAATATCAGCAACCGCAGACTTGGTAATTCTAAGTTGTTTTCCTTTATTATTTCCAGAGCCTATTGCAATTCCTCCGGAAACATTTACATCTCCAGTGACAGACACATTACCACTTGTTAAACTCGTTGTAGCTACAATTTTAGTTCCTACAAAACTAGTTGCACTTACAGTTCCAGATACTGTAAAACCAGGTACAGTTCCACCCTCTAAAGCTAATGCACTTACTCCAGTTGCATTTACTGCATCATGCATATTAGCGCCATCACAGTACACAATTTTAGATCCATTAAGAGGAATATTTACACCTGTACCTCCTCCTGCTCTTTTTACAGTTAATGTAGTGACCCCAGTTGTTTGATTAGTAAAAGTATATACTTTTTCGTTATTAGGAATTTCTATTGTACAACTAGTTACACCTGGATTTCCAGATACTCTTACAACCGCATTTCTTGCTTGATCAGTTGCACCATTATTTGTTGATAAAGTTGTTACAGATGTTGTAATAGCAATACCGAGGACACCACCTACGGCTTCGTCTACCATGTCAATAACTTGTTGGTTTAGACGATCACCCCAGGTGTTTGCGTTTTCTCCATCAGCTTGCTTTTCTAATCTAAGTCTTGTTGTATAACTACTTGGCATAATTAATTACTTCCTTTTACTAATGTGTTATCGCCTCCAGCTGGTGAGGCATTGTTTCTCATATCATCCTGTCTTGTTCTTCTGGCTTCATTTAATAAGTCAGTAAAAGCCCGTTGGTAATCTTGTTCCCAAACTTGAGCAGCTGTATAATTCTTCATAAACATACAAGCTTCCTTCATACTAGCATAAAACAATGCATTAGAACAATATTCTGTAAAGAAATTCTCTTGATGCACAGAGGTGGCTGCTGTTGGTTGAACAATGTAGGATATTTCACAAGAATAGTTTTGATCTGGTGTAGGTGCAATAAGTAAATTATCAAAGCCAAAGTTAGCATAATACCGAGGGACTCCTGTGCTTGTTCGTTGTGGCCAGTAATCATTTAAATATTCATCAGTTTTTTGTAATAAATTAATACGTGTTCCATCGGTTTTTAATATATTTAAATTTTTAATTATTAACGTATCAAGAGGTTTAGTTATAAATGCATCGCCCGCAACTAAATTTGAATTTGCATATTGCACAACACCATACGAATCTATTTCTCTTGTTAATCTTGCTTCAGCTCTTTCTATAAAAAAAGGTATATCAGATACAAACTCTGCACTAACATCTTCGGTTGTTGTTTTAATTCTATCGACAAGTTGATTGTAAGTTATACTCATATTTTTTTAGCTTTCCACAGTTGATTGTTTTCAAATATTTTTGGTGACCATATACCCCTAAGTTGTGTTGACATATTCATTCGTACACCCGTTAAAACAAGATTACTGCTTCCACCTATGGTTGTTGCTCCTAATCCTGTAGATAGCACAGGATTAAAGTTTACCACTCCGCCCATAGCTGCATGTATGCTACATTGATAGTATAATGTAGTTGGACCATTATTCGCAACAAATATTTGTGTATAAGCTCCATCATTACCTGGAGTTCCTACAGTTTGTACGCCAGTCGTATAAGATGTAGTTTTACCAGCGTCTAAATAAAACCGTAACGGATGTCCACTGTTTGAACTATCAGATTGATCAAATATAAATGTGTTTCTACCTTTTGCTAAATTAAGTCCGTATTGTTGTTTACCGTCAATAAAATATTTATTATTACCACCTACATTTACAACAGTTACTTTAAATGTTTGAGCTGTATAAAATACTGGATTAGCGCCAGCTTGGGGGTTCACACTGTTTACACTAAAAGAAGCGGATGTTCCTGTAACTGGAACTGACGGTCCTCTTTCTACAGTTACAGCTCCTGTGTTAAATAACGATGATACACCTGTTAACGTAACATTGGAATTTGCTGCAATATTTAGTGAACCGAGAGCAAAGTTTGTAGCAACTCCTACAGCATTAACTTGTTGTATTAAACCTATTGAAACATTATTTACACTAAAACTAGAACTAACGCCAGTTAATGTCGTGTTGGAATTTGCTAATATATTTGGTGTTCCTGATGCTGATATAAGGCTAACACCCGTGGGGAAAGCCGAACCCTGCACCTCGACTTCACTATTTCTGACTGTAAATGATGCACTTGTGCCTGTAACAGTAACCGATCGATCTACAATGTTACGGTTCCATGCACCTGAGTTCCAAGTATTTCTACTGTATCCACTGGTAATCACAGTCATAACTGATTACCTATGGATTACGATAATGTGATAATAGCAGTAGATGCAGCAGCAGCTGGGAATGAAATAGTGAACGTACCGTTAGTGGACGTTTTATCAGACCCAAAGTCTAATACAGCAATAGCTTTATTACTATTAGTTGAATTATATATTAACGCTCCTCTAGCCGAAAATGTTGTACTTGTAAAAGATATATCAGCAAAGTCTATAAATGCAGTTCCACTAGTAGCAGTTTCGCCACCGAGTGAAATAGTCACACCAGTTAGTGTGCCTCCACCAGGAGCATACCCACCACTTGATGCCACTTCATTAGAAGATGAGAATACAGATGTACCCGCAGATAATGAAGCTAAACTTGTGAATAAAGCTATCTTTAAGGTATCAGTTTTAATCTGATGCCCTTCTTGTAAAACATCTCTTTTAAAAGAATTACATACAGCTTGTGTAATGGCCATTTTTAGTTACCTCTCTTTGTAAATGTTGAATCATCAGGAC